AAAAATAAAAAAAAAAAAAAAAAAAAAATATAAATATAAATAAAAAATATATGATATATTATGAATAATATTTCCTCTACCTTAAAAGCAAAACTTATTTTAGAAGAATATAAAAATAATAACAAAACTATTTACAATTATGGTCTAGGGGAAAATCCAATTAAACAACCTGAATATTATATTGATATGATGAAAAAATATGCTGGTAAAAAACACTATACGAATTGTAGTGGAATTCCTGAGTTAAATAAAACATTAAAGGGTATGTATGATACTTACAATACAAAATATGAGGTACTTGTAGGTAATGGTTTAAAAGAATTATTATTTATTATTCAAATGGCGTTTGAAGGTAAAATCATTCATATAACACCTTCTTGGGTTAGTTATAAAGAACATATTCAAATTTTAAATAAAGAAGATAGCTTAATTGAATTTGAAACAAGTGTTAATGAAAATTTTAAAATTAATTTAAATAAATTCGAATCATTGCTTGAATCAATAAAAACAGAAAATAAAATAGTTTTATTTAATAATCCAAATAATCCTACCGGCATTGCATATAATAATGTAGAAATAGAACAATTTGCAAATTTGTTAAAAAAATACAATTGTTATGTTTTTGCGGATGAAATTTATTTAAATTTGTGTTATTCACAAAATGTTAAATCTATATCACATTTTATTCCAGAACTAACCATTCAAGGTTCATCGGTATCAAAAGATTTGGGTTGCGGAGGATATAGATTAGGATGGGTGGCTTTTCCAGAAAACTTAAATAGTTTATATAATAAATGTGCAGAATTTTCATCTAATATTTATTCCTGCGCATCTGTTCCAACACAATACGCAACTAATGATATGCTTTTAAATAAAGAATTACATAAACATTTTTATATAGAATCTAGTAAAATATACAATATCATTTCATCGAAAATATGTGAATTACTTGATACAACTAAATTAAATTTTGTTAAACCGAATGCGGCATGGTATGTATTAATAAATTTTGACGCTTATAAAAAAGAACTAAATAAACTAGATATTTATACAGGAGCAGAATTATCTACTTATTTATTAGAAAAATTAAGTATTCTTACAGTTGCCGGTGATCCATTTAATATAAAAGGATTAAATTTAAGATTATCTTTTGTAGATTTTAAATATACTATTAATCAAAAAGAAGAACCAGATATATTAAATATGATAGAGGGGATAAAGGTTCTCTCTAAATTTTTAATGTTATTAAAATAAAAACATATAAATATATATATTTCTATTTTATAATGGAAAATGAAGTTATTCATAATTTTTGTGAATCACGCTTGAACCACAATGAGCCACCAGAATATTTTAATAGTTTTACATCATTATTTATAACAATTATACCTTTACTATGTGGATTTCCAAAAAGTAATATATTTTATAATGTAGCATGTATGTTAGCTTTTAATGGTTGTGCTAGTTTTTATTATCATTATAGATTAACATGGATAGGTAAACAATCTGATGAAATTTCAATGATATTGGCTTGTTATTATGGATTATGGGGATTATTAAAAATGTATTATGTTAATAAAAAAGATACATTAAATTGGTATAATGGATGGAATAGTATGTTTATGGTATGTTTTATAGTGTTTAATACACTTCTTAAATTTGATTATTTATTTCCTTTATTATTTGGAATTTATATAGTAGTAACTTTGTATTATATTAGACATGTAGCAATTAAACATGGTATAGTATATAGAAAATACTTGGTAATATCATTCATAGGAGCTTCATGTTGGATTGTATCTGAAGTAAATTGTAACGAAATAACTGTATATGGACATGTAATATGGCATTTATTATTTCCATTAGGTTTTTATCAGTTAGTTTTAAGATATGATGAAAAAATAACTGAATTAAAACAAATTATATATTAATTTTTATACTTTCATATAATGTAAATATAAAAATTTGGATTTTTATTTATAAATTATTGTTATATAATGATAGAATTTAACTATGATAATATACTATTAAAATTTAATAGTATAAACCGTGACTGCATGTCTTTAGATTGGAAAAATAATAGATTTTATGAGCGTCATTTATTAGAAAAAGTAAAATCTTTAAATTTAAAAGGAACATATGTTGATGTTGGAGCTCACCATGGTAATCATACCGTTTTTTTTGATAAATTTTGTAATTCAGAAAAAGTTATAAGTATTGAAGGAAATCCATTTAATTTTAATTATTTAAAAGAAAATACTACATTAAACAATTGTAATTGTTTATTATATAATGATATAATTAGTGATAAACAAGGCGAAACATTAGCAATGAAATATGGCTTAACAAATACAGGTTGTAGTCAAGTTATTGGTATAAATGAAAAAACTGGATTAAGAAAAATAACTAATACTACTAATACATTAGATAATATATTAAAAAATGAAGAAAAGATAAGTTTAATAAAATTAGATATAGAAAATTATGAATATTTTTCTTTATTAGGTGGGGAAGATATTATTTCAAAGCATCATCCTGTAATTGTAATAGAATTACATAAAAATAATCCGTATTATAATGAAATTGTTGATTTTTTAAAAAAATATAATTATAAAACAAATAAAAGAAATTATGGCGCTAGTCCTACCTTTATTTATCATTGATACCATCTTTTATTATTATATACATTCATTTCAAAATTAGATCCATAAAAGATTGGAGTTCTTTTATGAATATTATCATGAGGAAATGGAATAGATAGCATATTTTGTTCACCATTAGAAGACATACCATTAGAATTATGAATAATATAAGCAAGTGGATATGCTTCATAAACTAATCTTATTTTTCCTTCTTTATTGTTTTTATTTCCTGGATATATTAGAATGCCGGATTTTAATAATGTTCTATGAAAATCGGCTACTAATGAACCAACCCATCTTGCTGTATATCCTTTATCAATTAATGAATCAATATATTTATTAATGTTATCATCATAAATATATTTATTCGATTCATTTAAAGCATATATATTACTATATTCTTTCATTTGATAATTATCACACATAGTATTCCAAGTGCTATTTTCAGGATTTAAATTATACATTGTTGTTACTTTATCTTTACATACAGTCAATTGCGTGCTTCCACCATATAAACTATATCCTGACATTACAATATTAGAACCATTAATTAAAGTATTATTTTTATATTCAAAAACACAAAAAATAGTTCCTACTGTTATATTGCAGTCAATATTTGATGAACCATCTAAAGGGTCAAAAGATACTAAATATTTACCATTTTCATTTATTTTTATTAATTCTTCTTCTTCTTCTGAAGCTATACATTTAACGCAAGAAAGCTGTGATAATTTTTCAATTAACAAATTATTACATAATAAATCTAACTTTTTAACTTGTTCACCACTAGAATTTTCAGAACCAACTGTTGATCCTAACGAAATAGGATTGAATTTTCGAATAACATGTGAAATTTCAATAACACAATCACTTAGAGTATTATATAATGTATCCAAATCTGACATTATATAATTAATAATTTATTAAAAAATTTATTTTTTTAGAAAATTGTGATGAATTTTGTTTTATATATTGTTTTATATTTGTTTTACAATCTGCTAAATAAGAGTCATTTAAAAAATTGTTTATATAATTTGTCTTAAGATTATGAAATGAATTGTTAATAGTATTAATCTTAAAAATATTATTTAAACATAATATTAAATAATCAGAATCAGGTATAATAGCTGAACCACAGCTTAAACATTTAATAAAATCGTTGTATTCGCTATTACATTCTACACATACATAACATTCTTGTAATTTATTATTATCTAAAATATTTAATTTTTTAATATTGTAATGTTTTTCTCTTTGTAAAAAATTATTTAATTCATATTCGGGAATATCAAATATTACTCCCCTAACATGATTACTATTACTAGGCTTTATTGTTGATATAGCTTGATTATTATATTTGTTATTATGTATAAATGAAAAAGAACGAATAAAATTATCTAAAATACCAGGACGAAAATTATTTGCACTAGGACATGTTTTCTTAATCTCTTTAATTGACATTAAACTTCCATAACCAAATACAGAGATTTTTTTATAATTATTAATTAATAATAAATATATTCCTACAGTAATAAATAATATAAATATTAACATTATATGTTTTTGTTTAATCATAATAATAATATAAGATAAGTTAAAAATTAACATTTTCTGAAATATGTTTATCAATTAACTCGTTTCTATATTTTGTCCAATATTGCCTTCCTTCTTTTCCTCCGTTCCAAGTTAATTGATTATCGTGTATTCGATAAAGTAATAGTACTTCAGGTAAATTATGAATTTTACCATATTTTTTCATGACTCGTATTATTAAATCAAAATCTTCACACATAGAATGTTGAGAACTATCATAATTTCCTGCATTTATTATAGCTGATTTTTTAAAGCAAAATGTAGGATGATTCATTAACCATTGTGGTCGCTTTTTACAAAATGTTTCCCAATCTAATGATGTATGATTTGTTTCATTTATAATATTAAAATTTGTATTATCACCTCCTTTTGCTTCGAACATTTTTACTTGTCCTCCACACAAAACACAATTTTTATTTACAGTCATGTATTCTAATTGTTTCATTATTCGATTTGTAATCATAATATCATCAGAATCCATTCTAAATATATATTCATTATTAGAGAGAATAACGCCCTTATTTAATGAATATCCCAACCCCATGTTCTTTTCATTTTCAACATAATGAATATTTATCCATCTAGATGTTTGGTTTAAATTATCCAGCATTTTTTTTAATATTTGAGTTGACAAAATATTTGAACCATCGTTAATAATAATAAAATCTATATAATAACATCCATCTTGATGTTTTATTGATTCAAAACACTGTTTTAAATGTGCTGCGTTTCCATTATAAAAAGGCATTAAAATTGTAATGTTAAAATTAGGATTATTAAATTGTTCAGGTAATTTTATTCTATTCATAATATCATAATTTTGTTTTGTTGAGCCCCATTCTTGATATGCATACACTTTACCATGGCCTTTATATTCTAGTCCAGTACAATGGACGGGTAAAAAATAATAACTAGGAAATATTGTTAAATCATTAAAATTGCCTATATTATATGTCCTTGTTAATAATCCTGGGCCAACTGTAATCCATGCTCTTTTTCCTGTTTTTTTTACACTAATATCATTATTTTTAATCCAATCAATTGCCTTTTTAACGAGTGGGTGTTTTGGAGGAAATCCCATTGTCCCGGTTGCTATTAATCCTTTTCTAATTTCCTCTTGTTCATATCCGGCAAAAGCTTTTGTATTCATTAATACATCATCAATAGGTTCAATACATATAGAATCGGCATCTATAAATATACCTCCGTAATGATATAATATTTCCCATCTAATTATATCAGCCTTTCCATTTATTTCTTCCATTTCACCTATTTTCTCAATACATTGTAATTTTAATAATCTAGTTTTTATTTCTTCTTCATTCCATCTTATATAGGTAAATTCTGGATTTTTATCTTTCCATGTATCCATAAAATTTGTAGGTGCTGGTTTAGAACCAATCCAAAGTTGATGAATTATCTTAGGTATCATTTTAATATAATAATAATATCTAATTACTTTTATATTAAATAAAAAATTAAATTAAATATAATATTTATTTTCTATATTTATCCATTATTTTTTTTGGAATTAGTTCATGTTTCAAACCTTCTAATTTTTTATAACATTTATTTATGGTTACCTCACTAATTTCACTTATAATATGAATATCTTTTTTCGATATATTTAAATTAAAGGTTTGCGTTATAAAATAAATAATTCCTGCTGCGATAGAATGAGGTGTGTTTTCAGGAATCATATTTTTTTTCTCAATACATAACGCAATAAATTGACATAATTTCGTTAAATCATTATTTATTTGTAAACGACTACAATATCTTTCAATAAACGAAATAGGTTTTGTTTTACAAAATTGTGTTTTCTCATTATTTTCCATATCTGTTTCCAATTGATTGATAATAGAAACCGCATTTTTACAACCTTTTGTTGCACTTGTATTATCAAGATTAAAAATAGTTGCTATTTCTTTTGCTGTTCTTGGATTATTATTAATACGACAAGAAATATAAATAGATGCTGATATAATTCCATCCCTATTTAATCCTCTGAATGTTCTTTCTTCTGATATTTTTTTATGATATCTGATTGCGTCATCAATAATGATTTTTGGAATACCCGATTGATTTGCCATAGCAATAATTTTTTGAAATTCATCATATTGTGATTTTTCTTTATAAGGCATTGACTGCCATTCTGTATATCTTCTTATTTTACGCATTTCATAAGAAGAAGTACCACAACACACAACTTTACATCCATATGAGGATTCTTTTAATAATGGATTTATTGGCATACCACATCTAGTAGGGTCATTATTATTATTATCGTCTGCACCATAAAATCGCCATTCGGCTGTTTGGTCCAGCATATTTTTATAAATAATCCCGCATGTATCTTTAACACACACAAGGAATCCATCTTCACCAATAATTAATTTATTATCACAAATATCACAGAATTCTTTATTATTTTTATCATAAACACATTCAATATCATCAGATGTATTAATTTCTTGTTCAAAAATTCCCCATAATTTTTTACAGTCAACTGGAGATTTTCTTATTTTTTTTGTTTTCTTAGATTTTGATAATTCTGGTGAAATCATTATTAATTTATATAAAAAAATAACTTTTAAATTCAATTTTATATTAAATATAAATTTTAATATATAATTAATTTATATGGGAAATATTTCATCAAAAGATAAAAAACAGGATCCATCATTATCAAATATAGTTAATAAAATTGCTGCAAAATATATATTAACATCCAATTTTCAGGATCTGCAAAATTTAAAAGATCCTAATTATTGTAATAAAATAGCCGTTTTAACATCAGATATTATTCAAAAAAATTTAACTTCAAAAGAGGTTGTGTATTTAAAACAAAAAACTCAAGAAGGTCAGATTATTGATAAGATGACAAAGGCCGATATTGTTTATTTAGATAAAAATAAATTACCTGGACTTGATATACAAACTAATTTACAAAAAAAGAGAGTTTGTTTTGGAATAGCAAAATATTATATTAAAGTGGCTCATTTATTTTCTTCTATTGTTGGTGCTGTTAGCCCTGAATTTAGTTATATAGATGAAAATAATGTTGAAAAAAGAATAGCTTTTAAAGATAAAAAATCAATTCCAGAAAATATGAAAGCAAAAGTAAAAAAAATCAATTTATGTAGTAGAAGAATTAATGCTTTACTTAATAACAAAAGTTTTGAAGCAAAAGATGAAAACGAAGAGCTAACTGTTCAACCTAGATTTTGTGATATAAATATTGGTAAAAAATTTGGTACTAGTGAATCATCCGCACAATCACAAATTAATCCAAATGGTTTAAGTAATTCACAAACACAAAATACAGTTTCTACAGAATTATATTCATTAATAGACGAACCTGGAATTCCTGAATTAGAAACATTATACTATGATGTATATGATTATGATAGTGGAGAATATAAAACAATGTCTGACGATACAAAAAAAAAATATATGGATGATGTTAAATTATTTTATAAATATTTTACTGGAAATGATAAAGTTCCTGAAAATGTAACACAATTTTCAAATATTACATTAAAAGATTATCATACTAGCAAGGGCTGTAAACCAGGTGAAATATATACTCAAGCGTATAAAGGTACTATTAAAGATGAATTGTTTAAAAAATACGCTGATCATATTAAAATGATGACTGAAAAGGCTTCTAATAATCAGAAGGTTTTTTTTAAAATAATTGATCAAATGTTTATTTTTCAAGTTAATAATGAAACCAAGGAAAAAGATATTACACTTCATCCTGATTTAAATGATGAAAAATTAAATGAATTAATAGATATTACCAGAAGAAGTTTAATTAAATTATATACTGAATGTGAAAAAGATTTTGAAGAAGGATTAAAAATTTTTGAATCAATTGTTGAATCACAAGTAAAAGATACATTACAAAATCAAATCCAAGACTTAGAAAAAAGAATATTAAAGAGTGTTGAATCTCCATCTGATGCTACTGGTTCAAGTAATCAAACAACGGTTATACCTAATGCTCCTGGATTAAATCCTATAGAAAAACAACCAGATCCACAAGTTGTTAATCATGGTAATGCAAGCAATCAAGTAAATCAACAAATGCCTATATCAGCATCAATACCATCAGAGTTAATACAACCAACATCAGTACAACAACAACAAGGACCTTTACAACAACAAGGACCTTTACAACAACCAGTTAATATACCCTTAAATATTAATACAAATATACCATTCAGTAGAACAATAGTTCCTCCTCCTCCTAGAAAAATAGAACCTACCCCAAATTTCTCAGAAGAAGATATTAGATATCAAGATCCAACTGAAGAACAAAAAGAAAAACAATTTGATGAAAATAAAGAAGAGGAAATATTAAATGATTTTGAAAATAAAGAAAATGCTACTATTAATATAAATAGAAAAGATGGGAATAGTTTTTTTAGTTCTTTATCTAATGAAATAGACGCTGATGTTTCATTAATAAGAACAGAAGTTGCTAATTATTTAAAAAATGAATATAGTAAATTAGATTCACAAATAGACTTGGCTTTATTTAATGATGATATTAATAATTATTATAATTATCTACAGAAAAATGATAATTACATTACTGGTGATGCTGAAATTGAAGCTGTGACAAATATATATGAATTAAATATAGAAATAATTGAATTTAATAATGGAGAATATATATCATCCAAATTTGGTAATAATCCAAATAATAAGATGGTCACTCTATTCAAGTTAATTGATTCAAATACATATCACAATGTTGCATTTAATGATGAAATAGATGAAGATATTATTAATGAATTAGATAATCAAGAAAATGAACAGGATGAACTATTTAATGAATTGACTAATAGAAAACCAATACAAACATCTGAACCAATACAAACATCTGAACCAATACAAACATCTGAACCAATACAAACATCTGAACCAATACAAACATCTGAACCAATACAAACATCTGAACCAG